GAGACGGAGGTCCAACGGGACCAAAAGCGTCAGGGGGACCACAAGGACCAGTAGGTCCAACAGGACCTGCATCTTCAGATAGAGGACCTGTAGGTAATAAAGGACCACAAGTTTCAGGAGGTGATGGTGGACCAACAGGTCCAAAAGCAACTACAGGTGGACCTGGTGATGGAGGTCCAACAGGACCAGCGTCTTCAGACAGAGGGCCTATCGGACCGCAAGGTAACAAAGCAGGAACGGGTGATGGTGGACCAACAGGTCCAAAAGCAACTACAGGTGGACCTGGTGATGGTGGACCTGCGGGGGATAATTCAGGAAATAGAGGACCTATAGGTGATACTGGCGGTGTAGGACCACAAGGTGATTTAGGTAATAGAGGAACAAACTCAACATCTCAAGGAGCTCAAGGACCTACAGCTGATAAAGGTAATAAAGGTTTAAAAGGACATAAAGGTTACAAAGGAATTAAAGGGGCTATCGGACCACAAGGAAGTAAGTCTTCTAATGGTGGAGACGGAGGACCCGTTGGTGCTGGAGGACCTACAGGACCATCATCTTCAGATAAGGGTCCATCAGGACCAAAAGGTTTACAAGGACCACAAGGACCTGCCGGTGATAAAGGATTTAAAGGTAATAAGGGTCCTAAAGGTAATCAAGGACCTGCATCCTCCGATAGAGGACCACAAGGTCATCCTGGAAACAAAGGTCTTAAAGGTATTAAAGGACAAAAAGGTTATAAAGGTAAAGTAGGTGAAAAAGGTTTTAAAGGTTTTAAAGGTTTACAAGGACCAAAAGGACCTAAAGGAGATATTGGTAATCAAGGGCCTAAAGGACCACAAGGACCTAAAGGGCCTAAAGGTCCCACTGGACCAACTGGACCTGCAGGTTCACCTTCAGATGGAAGACTAAAAGAAAATATCTCAATAATTGAAAATCCTCTACAGAAAGTATTATCAATGAGAGGTGTTGAATTTATATGGAGAAAAGAATCTGTAACAGGTGAAATTATTGACCAAGGTGGTAGAAAAGATATTGGTGTTATTGCACAAGAAGTTGGCGAGGTGATTCCTGAATTGTTATTAGGTGATGAAGAAAGAGGTTATCGTGTAAAATACAACGAAATGATTTCATTATTGTTTGAAGCAATTAAAGAGCAAGAAAGAATCTTAGATGAAAAAGAATCTGAATTAGATGAATTGGAAATTAAATTTAAGAGTAAATCTTAAATGTAATCTGAAAATAAATCGTTTAGATATTCAGTAACTTTTCGGTCGTCTGCGTAGTCATAATAACTTATACTCATAGAACCACCATCAATAACGTCTTCTTTAATTGACTCCTCAATTAAACTTTCAAGATTACCAAAATATTCAAACGCATTTCTATAGTCGTCCGACATATACTTATCATTTAATATTGATTCAATTAAGTAAGGGACAAATTTAGTTACATCTACAAAATAATTGTTAATTGTAATTTCTTCACCTTTGTAATTTTTACCTTTTCTACTTACCCAATCACCAATACTATCGGTAGATAATAACGATTTAATTTCGTTTGATGCGGTCTCCCATTTTTCATCAACATACGCAGTATTGTATGCGTTATGATAGAGAGAATATAGTTCACTTGAAACATTACTTGCATCGTCAAGAATTGCGTTTGTTGAATCTTCATCATTGAAAATGGTATTTCTTATAAGTTCTACTGATAATTCTACATAATCAGGATGACCTTGCTCGTTAGCGATATCTTCTAATAAACTTGTTGATGGTGAAACATCACTACCCGATAATTCATCATTTATTGCAGTTGCTAATAAAGATAAGTTTTCAGGATTTAAATTGTAAATAACTTCAGAATATATGGATGATAAAGTACTATCAAAAGGTTCCCACCAATCGTCTTGGAATACTAGTTTAGATATTTCTTTAGAACCAATATCTCTACCACCATCATCTTTAAAAAATATTGATAAATCTTCACGATTATTAAGTCTTAGTAATAACTTACCGTCTTGTCTTGTTACATCGGTTAAATAGTTATCAATAATAAAATTTACAGTCGTTTCAGGATTACTATTGTATTTGTATTTTAAATATGACATTGGTTTATCCTCTAAAAGAATAGGATAAATTTCATCATCATCTAAAATACCCAATTTATCAATAAGATTAAAAAATTCATTATCATCACCATTTAAATAACGGTTAATAAAGGTGTTAATTTCTTCTTGACTATTCTTATTTAATAAATTTATAATTTTCTCTTTCATAGTAATCTTTACATATAAATATAAAAAAAGGTGAGTTTTACCTCACCTTAAATTTTAACTTAACCCTGTTAATTGAATTACTTCTTTTCGTAGTACTTCTCAACCGTTTTTTTGATAGCTTCTTGAACGGCTTGAGTAGTTGAAGTTTTAACAGTTTGAGTTGTAGTTGTTTGTTGGTTTTTGTTTTTACATCCGCATCCCATGATTGATAATTTTTAGAAATAGTTTATAATAATAAATATTATGACAACTGTTTTAATGTCATATTTAGATTTTATTAATATTTATCATAAAAGTAAAGTAACATGAGTCTTAGTCAAGTTTTATTGGAAAGTAGAAAAGATGATTTTTTAAAATCATACCAAGAAAAGTTCACACCAGAACAGATAAAGAAAATATTTTTAACATCAAGGGATTTAGCGACAAATCAAAAATTCTTAATGTTTTTAGGTAAAGTATTATCACCTGAAAACTTTGATGAGAATCTATCTACAGCCCAAAAAACAATTGAAAAATTTATTAAGTACCAACAAGCGTTGGAACAGAAAGACATTAATGAGTATAACTCAATTGAAGATATTGTAAACGCCATTAAACAACATGAAAATAAAGTCAGAAGGAATGTTAAGACTATTGACGGAGCAGATGTAGTTTTTGAAAATGATAGGTTTACAGTAGTTACACCTAAATCTCATAAAGCAAGTTGTTATTATGGTGCAGGTACAAAATGGTGTACTGCATCAACAAATGGTTCTTCACATTTTGACAATTACAATGTGGATGGTAAGTTATTTTATATATTAGATAAGAAAGCTAAATCTAACGATAGATTTTATAAAGTCGCCTTATTACAAAAATATGATGGAGGTAGAACTTTTTATGATGCTCCTGACAAAGCGTTTAGTAACGAATGGATTTTAGGGACACCTGAATGGGATGAAATTCAAAGACAGATTAATGAATATCTTGAGAATAATTTCTCAGAAGAGATTGAAATATTCAAAGACAAAGAAAAGGCAAGATTAGAAAGAGAAAGAATTCGTAAACTACAAATTGCACAAAGAAACGCAAGAAGATTGGCTGACGCTGAGAGTAGAAAAGAAAATGATGAATGGAATCTTGAAGGTGATATTGATGAAGAAGGTGAAAAAGCTAATGCTGTTTTTGAAGTATTACAGGAATATGGTGCAACTATAAATGAAGATGAATCGATTTATAATTTGATACCTGCTGAACATTCACATTATGGATTATTAACATTTGAGTGGTTAGGTGAGGATGATACTAATAGTACTTGGGCTGTTGGTGATTGGGATGAGGTTTATGAGGCAGCTAAGGACTATTACCAAAATTTATGGGATGATATGGGAGTTGAAGGATGGAGTGAAGGTTTTGTTAAATCTCACTTAGATGAAGAGTCGGTTAAACAATGGTTTGTTGACATGTTTGAAGAAGATATTAATAATAACTATGAACATTACTTTGATAGTGATGATTTACCATTATCAAGGGAACAAGAAACACAGATTGAAAAACTAGAAGACGAAAAAGAAAATTTAGAAGATATTGTACATAATAGTGAAGATGAGGATGAAATTAATGAGGCAAATGAAAGAATAGAAGAAATTGATGAGGAGATTGAAGAAATTAATGAAAATCCTGAAGGAGAGCCGACAATACAGATGGTTGAAGATTTAGCAGAATCACTGGCATATGATAAATTGTATAATGTCGTAGAATCTATGGTGGAATATGGTTTAGAACTAAGTGAATTTATTGATGTAGATGCCTTAATTAGTGATGCCATAGACTCGGATGGGACAGGAAATGCTCTTTCATCATATGACGGTGCTGAAAATGAAGCAAACATAAACGGTACGTGGTATTACGTTTATAAAGTTGACTAATCATGGAAAGATTACTTACATTAGAAGGTAGGAGAGAAAATATTCTTGACCGTTTTTCTGAGAATACAGAATTACGAGATATGGTTGAAGACTTTTTGGACCATGAGTTTAATAGAAGAACCAACTACAAATATGTAGATTGGGTAATGAAAAGGAACTTTGATGATATAGGTAATATAATTATTTCTTTTGATAGTATAATTAACTGGCTAGAAAAATTTGATAGAGTTAGAAAAAACTTACAATATAAAGATATTAATTACTATAAGAATGTTCAGGACCTTATAGACACTTTAGAAGTTTATGGAGATACTAAAAGTGAACAAAGAAACAAATTAAAAAGTGGTACTGAAAAAATATTTGAAAATGATGAAGTCTTAGTTGTTAAACCACTAACCAAAGAAGCGTCATGTTATTATGGTTCGGGGACTAGATGGTGTACTGCTGCAACTCAATTCAGTAATAGATTTGAACAATATAATTCACAAGGACCTCTATATTACTTCATTTTCAAAAACCTATCAAATGATAATGATTACTACAAAATAGCAATACATTATGATAGTAGAAATGATAGGTATACTTTGTACGATGCGAAAGATATGGTTAATGAAAATTTATTAGGTTTCATTAAAGACAAACCAGCATTTAAAGCAGTTGAAAAAGATGTGGAAGATAATCATATCTACGATTCGGTTAAAGATGTTGTGAAATCAATTAAAGAGGTTTTTAAAAATATGGGACAACATCTTTACTATAAGTATAAAAATTTTAAAACTGTTGTTGATGGTAAACCATTACGTATTAAAAGTACGGAAAATGAAAAAGTAACATCAGAATATGGAATTAAAGAGATAATATTAACCATACAAGATGATGATTTTATTTTCTATGCAACTGATAGTAACATTTTTGATAAAAGACCAATTTATGAGATTATTGAATTTATAGAATTAGTAAATAATACTAAGATTATGACAAATACATTTTTAGATACAGGTCGAACTATACGACTTATATTTGATGTTGTTAAAATTTTTGTAAATGAAAATAAAGAATATCTAAAACAAGGTAATGACGATATAATATATTGGAGACCAATGAATTCACAATCAACGTATAGATTTGAAAGTATGAATCCAGATAACGCCTACATTAAATTCTTAGAATACATTAAAAGTCAGACAGACAACGGTAACCCTGCATATAAAGAAGACTTTTTATTAAATGTATTAAATAAAGACCCTGAAGAAGTAAACTTCAGTGGGTATCTATCGTCAATGTTTAGTTCTTTGAAAGATGCCGGTCTCGTTAGTCTTTACAGAGCCAAGGAAAAACCTTATTTTAGGTATAAGATTGGCCCGAATTATAAAGATTGGAGACAAGGTAGATTAAAAAGAATATGAGATTAAATACAGACTGGTTAGTACAAGAACCTATAGATTTAGAACACAAACAATATGTTGTTTTAGCGTACATTTCAAAAGTTAATAAGGACTTTGATGAAATGAAATTATATCCTTCTTTTCAAGAGTTGACATTACATCTTGCGAGTTTAAATAGATTTTTAGATAAAGGAGAATACATCACTTTAAGTAGAGAACCTGAAGAAATTGACGATGAAATATTAATTGAAGATTTAATTTACAATAAAGTTAAATCAAAGAGTAGAGAGGTTATCGATGAAATTATAGATATTGCAAATTACTCTAAAGATAAAATCACCGATTTATTTTTGATTGGTAAATCTATATGGTCAATCCTTTATGATTCTGTAACAATTAAAGTTGTATATAACAGTAATAAGATAATGACAGAAAAACCTGGAGATGGATTTTTCTATATGGTGTATGACGACAAATTATTAATATATCAATACAATCTCAAAAAAATTAAAGATACTACTGCGGAAAATAAATGTGATATAATAAAAATTTATGAAGGTGACGTAATTGATGTTACCAATACGGAGGAACTAATTTCAATTATTAAACAAAATCATAATTTACCTGAACGTAAAAAAATAAATCTTACCCCATATCAAAGGATTGATGATATGTTACCAATCTTTAGAATAAAATATGAACAAAAATTCCCACTAGAAGGTGCAATACTATCAATTGCTAAAAGAAAAGTGATGAATTATATTTTTCAAACAATTAAAATTAGTGAATTAAAAAATGATTAAGTTTATTAAAAGAAAAACAGTCAAAGTGGTTAAGGGTATTGACCCTATGTTTATTTACGATTTAGTTAAATCCACACCAAATGATATGGAGTTAGGTGAAAAAGTTAGATTATACATTTATGAGCTCGAAAAAACCAGATAATATAGTTTGGGACGAGGAGACTCAAAAGTATAATGCAAGTATTTTACCTTACGGTTCAAATGTATCTGCACCTGCAATAGTTTTAGATGATGTGGGTGCCTTTAAAGAAAGAGGTGTTAACCGAGTACAAAAAACATTTAATGCTAAATACAAAGAATTAGTTGATGAATATAATCAGTTGGTTGATGAGGTTAAGTTGAATAACTTAATTTATAATTCAAAATATTCTTTTGAACCTGTAATTGGTGAAATTTATCATTTATACTATAGACCAAATGGTGAATATTTTTTATCATTAATATCACCACAAGAATGGAATATGGAGTTTGTGGTATCAATAAGGTTAAATTCAGAACACAAATGGGTTTCAATAAAAGAATAGTAAATAAACAAAGTATAATACTAACTGATGAGGATAGGATTGATAAATTATTTAATGCCGATGCGTTAATTTTAGATAAATGGGCCAGTAGTTTCTTGCAACTTTATATTAAAGGTTATAAAAAAGACGAAATTATAAATATGTTGGAAAATGGCTCTACAGAATCCTAAAGAAGTTAATGTAACAGATAATACTATATCTGTTCTACTTATGGGTGGTTTAGGTAATATGTTATTCCAAGCTGCGACTCTAATGGTATATGCTAAGGAAACTGGTTACGACCCACTTATTGGTTATTGGACAACCCATCAATCTGAAAGTTCACGATGGAATGAACATTTAAATAGAAATGGTAGAAACATTCATTTTGACCCATGGGGAGGTCATATACTAAAAAATCCACACATATCTTTTGGTGATGTATACCCAAAGTTACCATGGTTTGATAGTCGACCAAACGCATTTGATTGGTGGTTCGACCAAAGTCTAGCTTGGGATATAGATACTGGTGAAAGCGGAGTATACTACGACCTTAAACAAAAAGTAAAACCACCGTACCTATTTCAAGGGTATTTCTTTAATAAACTATATTGGCATCACGAAAGAGATTATATCTTAGATTTGTTTACGCCTGACCAAAATATTTTGAATTATATTAATTACCATTACGGTAAGTTTTTTGAAAAGAGTATTTCACTTCACTTAAGAATGGGAGGTGGAAGACAAGATTTTCATCACATACCAACGGTACCGCCTGAATGGGTTGAGGGTATTTTAAATGAACATGACGATGGTCATAATGTATTGGTTTTTTCTGATGATATTGAAAAGTCTAAAATATTTGTAGAACAACTTGGTTATCCAAAACAAAAGTTTATCTTTGTTGATGAAGACCCGTATATTGCGGTTCATATGATGAGTATGTGTGATATGCATATTTTGTCAAATTCGACTCTATCATTTTGGGGTGCGTACCTTGACAAAAAGCAAGAAAATGAATATACTTTTATTCACGAAACTTTCTTTGAAAGACATCCTCATAGTATGATACCTTATGAAAGTTGGAAAATTAGTTATTAAAAAAAATTGTTATGGTAGTATCTAAAGAAATCATGAAAAAAATTGAAGGAAAACTTCGTAGACCTGTACATTTAAGTTACATATCAAGATACATTTTCAAGTTAGACGAACAAGAAACTAAGAAATTAATTAATGTTTTAGTTAAACAAAACATTATTGAAGAAAGTAAATATGCTTCTGATTATTATGTTTTAAAAGGTGAAAATAATAATGGATAATAAAGAATTAGTAAATCATCCTAACCACTATGGTGGTAAGGAAAACCCATATGAGGTTGTTAAGATTGCTGAGGCAACAGGATTGGATAAGGATGCATACCTATTCAATGTCTTGAAATATATTGTACGTAGTGGAAAGAAAGATGATAATCCACCTTTACAAGATTTGAAAAAAGCGTTATGGTATTTAGAGAGACGTATTAAAACCATGGAGGATTAATGTCTTTCCTTTTTAAGTATCTTATGATTGGACTCGTAATATCTTTTTTATTTGAGAGTTTAATTCATAATATAAGTGGTGAGAATTTTACATTTGGTGAAAGAATATGGATGATAGTACTTTGGCCTTTAGCAATAATAGTATTCTTAATGGGATTATTTAAAAATTAATGAAAGAGATAAAAGAAATAATAGGAGATGTTCACTGTTCAGAAACAGTGAAATTTATGAATGAAATGCCTGAAAAATCAGTGGACCTGATTGTTACTTCACCACCATATGGTGTTGGTATTGATTATGATTCATGGGATGATGATAAATATTTTTCAGAGTATATGGAGTTCACACGTGAGTGGCTTGGCGCATCGTACCGAGTGTTGAAGGACGATGGTCGTATAGCGATAAACATTCCATATGAAATTAATCGACAAACTAAAGGTGGTCGTATCTATTTTTCTGCTGAGGTATGGATGGTAATGAAACAACTGGGTTTTGGATTCTTTGGAATCGTAGACTTAGAGGAAAGTTCACCACATCGTAGTAAAACAACTGCGTGGGGAAGTTGGATGAGTCCATCCGCTCCTTATATCTATAACCCAAAGGAATGTGTTATTTTAGCATATAAAAGTTCATCAAAGAAAAAAGTTAAAGGAACACCTCAATGGGAAGGTGAATACCAAATGGTCCCAAACGAAAAGATTGAGGGTGAATTCAGAAAAAAGTTAGTTTATGATGAAAAAGATAAAAAAGATTTTATGTCTTTAGTCTTTGGTCAGTGGAATTATTTTGCAGATACACAACAAAAAACTAAGGCAACATTTTCATTGGACATTCCTTATAGAGCGATTAAGATTCTTTCTTATAAAGAAGACTTGGTATTTGACCCATTTAATGGTTCAGGAACAACATGTTTGGCGGCCGAGATGTTGGGGAGACCATGGATTGGTTGCGACATATCATCAAACTATGTGAAGGTTGCAAAAGAAAGAATTAAAGAATATCAACTAAACCAACAACAGTTAGAAATAGTATTAGATGAACATACAAGAAATTAAGGTTATTGATAGGGATACAATATTCATCACCACCATTAATAACCATGTAATTAGGATTAAAAGAGATGAACTTACAAACCCTGAAAAGACTTGGCTTGATAACATATTAGCCTGTTCAGAATCTTTAATAAATCAAGCCTCTCAGAAATGAGGGGTTTTTTCTTATTATTGATATTTATAAATAAACAATTTATAGATGAAGTTACAAAGGATTGATGAATCAGAAAAAAGAAGAATATTAGGACTACATAAAAGTGCCATTGAAAAAGAATATTTAACGGAACAAAAGAAAGACGGTTCAACAATGAAGGCTAGTCAAGTATTTTGGGATAATATAAAATATTTTGAAGGAAACCCTAAGAAAGAGGTTAACGGCATAAGAGAGCCTATGTATAATGCATATAAAGATAGTGTAGGTGTTTGGACTATAGGTTATGGACATACTGATGGTGTTGTTAGTGGAATGAAAATAACTAAACAACAGGCACTTGAACTTTTACGTGAAGATGCTACAGAAGCTGCTGATTGTGTTAGAAGAATATTCAGTGAATGGAAATCTAAAAGATTAAATTATAAAATAACACAAGGTCAGTTTGATGCGTTAGTATCATTAGTGTTTAATGCAGGTTGTACATCTGTTAGAACATCTGATTTTATCCAGAGTCTAAAAAAAGGAGATATTGAATCTGCGGCTAGACAAATTAAAACTTTCAACACTTCAGGTGGTGTTGATAGAAGAAACACAGAAAGTGAAATATTTTTATCGTAATGAAAAAACTAATTAAAGAATCAGGATTAAGAAATATCAAAGCGTTAGCTGAAAGATATCCAAAGGCCAAAATATACTTCCATCAGGATTTGGATGGAGTTACAACTGCATTGGCAATGAAGAATTATTTGGAGAATAACGGAATTAAAGTAGTTGATTCTGAAATTATCCAATATGGTGATAAGGAATTTGCGGTTAAAAAACAAGATGCGACAGGTGACACGATGCCTGTGTTGGTTGACTTTGCACACGGTAAGCCGATGTTTGTGGTTCACACAGACCACCACGATAGTCAAACTGGTGTTGAAGGTGATACGGCAACTTCATTTAAATCATCACGTTCAAATGTGGCAACACTATCACAGATAATGTCACCAAAGGAAATATTCCCATCTGAAGATATTACTTTGATTTCAACTGTTGATTCTGCAGACTTTGCAAGATTCGGTCTTACACCTGATGATATTATGAACTTTGTATTTAAATTACAAAAAGATAAGTCACTACAAAAAAATAAAATGGCCTTAGGTTTAGCTGCTAATAAGTTATTATTGGCATATAAAAACAAACCAGGATTTTTAGAGGAATTAGTTATGACATCAACACCGTCACTAACTAATATTTTCCAAAACATTAATAGAATTGCCGCTAAGAACGGTTATGCTCTTCCTGAGGAAATGGCGTTAAACCAACAAGATTATGTGGCTAAGCAGAAAGATAGTGATAAAGTTTTTGTTGATGATAATATAATTGTACAATATGGTGGAGGTTCAATGTATAAACCAGGTTCTTATGACCGTTACACTCCATTCAAAAATAATCCTGATGCTGACTTTTTAGTAATTGCATGGCCTATGGGATTAGTTCAAGCATCATGTAATCCATTTAAAAAGGAAAGAGAATTGAAAGGTGTAAACTTAGGTGAGATTGCACAAGAAGTTTTAAGTAAATGGGAAAGTCAATTAAGGGATAAGATAATTCCTTTGTCAACAATTAAATGGATTTCTGAGTCATCTAAAGATTTTGGTGAAGAGTCTGTAGGTTTTACTAACGCAGATTTAGAAGCATTTTACGGTGATAAAGTTCGTTCAATTGATGGTGGCGAACAGTACATGAATAAATTAAAAGAAATCATGAATACTCCTTCATCACAATTAACTGATGAAGAGTGGGCGATATTAGATAAGTTAGGAGTACCAGCTTGGGAAATGATTCAAGCTAATTCTGGTGGACATAAATGTATTACTAATATTTCTGCACTTAATTACTTTGGTAGAAGTAAAAGACCACCAGCGCCTGATGCTAAGTATCAGAAAAAAGAAGGTGACTCACCATATGTTAAGTTTACTAAAATGATTCAAAATGAATTCGTTAGAATTTTAAAAGAAAAAATTAACGAGTCTAAAAATTTAAATGAGTCATTAATTAAAGAAAGTAGCATGTTCCAATTTCCAATAGGGAGTGACCAATTTAATATAGGGTATGATTCATCGGGATTGGGTTCAGGTAAAAAAAAAGTATTAGATAAGAATAGAGCTATACACAATAGTGATTATGGTGGTGGAGATGCTAGACACCAGGCCAGTGGTGGTCACAAAGGTATTGATATTTTCGCACCTAAAGGTACCCCACTAGTGTCTTGTGTTAATGGTAAAGTATTAAAGATGACTCGTAATGCTAGAGTTGGCGGTAATACTGTTAGTATCGTTGAAGATGATATTGTTTATTATTATGCTCATTTACAATCTATTTCTGACTCATTAGAAAAAGGTATGGATGTATATAGAGGTGAATTTATTGGTACTGTCGGTGATAGTGGTAATGCTAAAGGAACACACCCACACTTACACTTCTCAATGTACTATTTAGATAAAGGTTATGATAGAGGTAATATTGACCCATGGAACTATTTAGAAGATAGTTTAGATGGTGATTTAATTATTATTGAACCTGAAGAAATTGTTGACAAAGTCCAAGGTAATGTAGTTAACGATAATCTAACTATCGATGATATTATTGATAATGGTGATAATTCTGAATTATTTTCTAGAGGTTCTAGAGGTAGTGGAGTTGAAGAGATTCAAAAAATATTATTAAAAAAAGGATATGATTTAGGTGATGGTGGTGATAATGAAGATGGTGTGGACGGAATCTACGGACCTTTAACTGTTAACGCGGTTAGAGATTTCCAAGAGGATATGGGATTAAATCTAATTGATGGTATTGTTGGTATTGAAACTTCAACAGCATTAAAAAAAGGTGGTTTATTTGAAGAAGAAGAAAAAGTTGACGACCCAAAAAAGGCAGATTTAGTTGATGATAATGTAACTAAATTTTTATCAACATTAGAAAATTTTGACAATGAAATAGGTCAACAAGAAAGAGGAGGATATGAATATCAAAAGGATGTTGAAACATTTCAAATAGGTTTAGAACTATTAGGTTATAACTTACCGAGA